TCGCATTCACGTCATCACCTGTGTTGGGTGCAATCAATTGTATGGTTATTGTGGTGCTCACAATACTGCTGGTGTTAGCACCCGCAAAACGAGCCATCGGCAGTGTAGTAATTGTTGTTTCTGTGCTTGATGTAGCTGATCCTGACACATATGAACTAGCCACATAATCGTCAACCATATAAAGCCCTGTGCTGATCTCTTCCTCAGCGTCTGTGATAGTTGTTGTGGGTGTGATGCCCACATATTGTACACTGCTATATTTCTTACGCAATGGTATAATCCTTGTAGTGCCTCCTGTGTCCACTGTGGCTGTGTCAAAACTTTCTACAGTTTCAGTCTGTGCCTCTGTGTCCTGTGTGATGTCAAAACCTGTAAATCCCTGTGGTGCTGTGTTTATACCGCTGTTGATGTTGAATGTGAACCTGTAGTATCTAAACTTACCTATGTTGGTGTATGCGAAGTTGTCTCTGTCAACTGTGGTGCTACTCACGCCACTGCTCATATTTGCAACGTTGCTACCCTCAATGGTTATGCTGGGTTTGTCATCTAAAAAGAACACATCAGCATCTGGATCTCCATCCCTCGCTGTTGTGATAGTGATTAAAGGCACTGTTGTTGTTGAACTGCCAAAGTCAATTATGTCCGTGGTAAATTCTACTGTTGTGCTGGCACTTAGGTTTTGATACCAACGTGTCCAGTTGTCCCACGTTGCATACGGAGATGTGTTTAGGTCGTTCCAAGTTAAACTGTCTTTGGGCAAGTAAATGCCTTGGCTTGCATCAAAAAATCCTGTCTTTGCCATATTACGCTCCTAGCTGACTTGCTCCCACTGTTGTTTTGACACTTGATGTTGTCGGTGCAGCCGCACCTCCTCCACTTAAACTGCCGCTTGTGGATTCAAATGTTTCTGCCACTGTGTGATTGCTGGCAGTTATAAAATTACTCACCCTGTTTAATTCATTACGCACTCTCACTCTTACATCATAACTTTCACCTAGAGCAACAGGACTTATCAGTGCCTGTGTGTCCGCTGTTTCTAATATCGTAAAGAATGTTGTATCACTGCTTTTCTTGTACTGCACAATGTAATTTACCACAAATGGATCTGCTGTCGCCGTCCAACTTGCTTTCATTCTCCTCATAGTATTACCCTCACTGTCTGTAAGGTTTAGCGTCGTGCCACTTGTTAGTGTAAGACTGCTGACAGGATCAACTTGGAATGGATTGGGTAAATTGATAGTTGGTTTAGCTGGTGCAATTGATTTTGCGTTTATGGCGTAATCACTTGCATTGTGTTGTGTGCCTGTGAATGCAAGTTGTCCTTGTGCTGTTAAATCCACACTCTGCACTCTAAATATGCCATCCAATGCAATGTTGGCATTGGTTATTTGCACAAGATCACCAACACTTACGTTGGCAGGATCTGTTGTTGTGTTTAATGATATAGTTTGATTCTGTCTTGATTTTTTGACCAACACCTCTGCCATTTGCAACGCCTGTTCTCTGTTGGTAATCATATTAAATGTAAATTTCTTCTCTAGTCTTATGCCGTCCTCTGCTAAGAATGTTGCGTCATCACTGCTACCATCCTCTGGATAAACAACTTGTTCTGCTTGGTAATCAGCATCTGGGTCTACAAATGTAAGCACAGCCCTGTTAATTTTATTTTTCTTGCTGGGTGCTTGTAGTTGCACACCACCAACAATGTGATCTGTTGTAATATGATACACTGTGTTTGGACTTCCTGGTGTTGCCGTTATGTCTGTGTCATCGCCTCCGTGTTCTATCTTTAAATGGTACTGTCCTACTTGATAAGGCAGTATGCCCCTAAAGCCTGACAACAACATCTTGGTGTTGTTCATCAGTGTCTGTCCTGTGTCTACTACTTGATCTGTTGTGAATGCTTTGCCTGTTGTTGAACTTGTGTACGGTACAGTCTGTTCACATAAGTCTGCCGCTACACCAAAACTTGTCATATCAAAACTGTCATTGCTCAACCCCTTACCATAACGCGGGTTCCTCATATAATCTAACAACACACTAACAGGATTGTTTGTGAACACCTCTGTCTCACTGCCATATGCTGTGGTGTGTGCACCACTTAATGTTGTGGCATCAAAAACTTTCCTACCTTGCAGTAAAACATTTATTTTTGGTAGTCCTCTGTAAGGGTTGTTGTCTGCGTCTTCTTGTGTTTCAACTTTCTTCCATTCAAATCTACAAGCAATGTAGGCCAAGCCTGACAGTGTGTGTTGTGCCGTCCAGTTTGGTGTTTCTTGCAATAAATTTGATGTTGGTTGGTTGTCTCTGCCGTCGAAGAACTGTGCTGTCATTCTGTCTTTGTAATCACCACTGCTNGGTGTTGCCTGTGTGCCGTGTGCATAACTGCTCATTGGCACCTCATTGTCATCTAAGAATAATTTTGTATAACCGTTGACTTGNCCTTCACTTAAAATTAAAGCAACGTAAAGGTACTTGTTGTTTGTGCCATCTGTGCTGATGAATACCCTGGATCCACCCACACGCCTCGTGCCGTAGATTATTGGTACAGGATTTACTGCACTGTCTTTGTTTACCATAACACCTTGTATCTGTGCCGCCATCGCTTGTTCAACACCTGGCGCACCCATATCCATACCAAAAGGCATACCCACAATGCTCATTGCGGCATCAAATATGTCCATTGCTACATCAACTACCGTTTCAACTGCGTCAATAATGATGTCAACTGCATCTTCAAAAATACCTAAAGCATCATCTAAAATTTCACCTGGACTTGGACACATACTATAACCTCTTCTTAAACAAATGACCTACCGTTTCAAACTTCATAAACCTGTAAAGTTTTTCTACCTTATCACTTGCTATTGCTACACTGCTGGCAGGACAAAATTCTTTTGCACCTTGTTCTTTGGCCCAAGCAGTTGCGGCGTTTATTAATTTTATTGGCACAAAAATACTCTTACGTTCTTTGGGATCCACATACAAAGCCAAGTCCGTGCATAGCAGTTCATCGCTAAAGATATATGAAGTAAGTTGTACTATCATTGCTCCAATTATTCTCTGTTCTTTCTCTGCTACCCAACCCATACCTTTCTCGGTTGCTAGTAGTAAAAGAAAGTTTTTTTTTAATTTTTGTTTGTTGAATTTAAGATATGAGTATGCTCCCTCCTGCCACATTGTGCTGGCCAAGTCAAGTAAAGGATCAACGTCCTCCAGTTCCCATCTTCTAATCTTGTAGCTCATATTCTTTAGAATAAATCTTCTCCTCTATGTTAAAGCCCAAGTTCAACAGGCTGTTGTCATCTATGTTCTTGTTGCTTATCTTTAAACTTGTGATGCCCTTGTCTCTGCAATACTGTTCTATCTCATCAAACAATCTTACCATATTATCGTTTGTTTGATGTGTTGGCTCTATGTAAAAGTATTGTAGGGTTGCAACATCTCTCTTTGGTGCCCAAGGCAGTTGTGTAATGAATACCATAGCAAAGCCAATTATTACATCGTTATGGAATAATCCTATGCTACCTTTCCAAAAAGGACTCACAAGTCCTCTCTTGATGTGTGTGTAAAAATGTGTCTCGTCGTAGTCCACACCAAATAAACCTGTCTCGTGCAGTGCCTTGTAGCCTAGTTTGGCCACAGCAGTTGCATCTTCCGTTTGTAATTGTCTCGTGTGTACTGTGTCTACTCTCTGCCCCATCTTATGTCCTTTACTATTTGGTTGCTGAATTCCATACCCTTGTCGCTGTTAAAAAATAATTGCTGGCTTGCTACACTTGTGGTCCTACCCGATTGTTTTTCAAAATCCGCAAACTGGCTAGCACACTGTATGGTAAGTGTTGCTGTGTCGTTGGACTCACCAATCTTCCAAGCAGTTATCCTGCCATCAAAAAATTGGAACACGTTGTTGCTGTCAAACGATCCGTTCGTGTTAAACAAGCATCTGTATAACACTATTCTTTTGTCAATATAGTTGTTGTTGATTACCAGTCCTATTGTGGTTAAATCAACCGCAGTAAAACTTATGTCTAGTGTGTTGACTGTGATTGCACCACTCTCTTTGATGTTTCCAAACTCCAAGAACTGTCCCTGTGCAAGGTACAAGTTTGATCCTGCATTTGGCGCCGTGGGGCTATCAAAGTTTATGTCTAGGTTTGCGTTTGTGAAGTACACTGCATTGTCAAAGTGTATCTCGATTAAATCTGCGGATAGTATCTGCTTCTGTGATAAAGCATCTTGTATTGTGCTGTCCAAATTTCTTGGCATTACGTATCCTCTCTGACCGTTATCTCATATGTGAATAATTCTGGGCTACCAACGTTTGCCCCCACCGTGTCGCTTGTCAAAAACACTTTGAAAGGCACGTTGTCGTAAACTATGGTTGTTGAATTTGTTATTGCTGTACGCAGTGTTGGGAATATTTCAAATGTGTCTGTGCTGTCCGTGTCTGCGTTTGTGTCTGCGGTCAGCATATAAACCTTGTCGTGATTGCTAAATTTAATCAGATCACCTGTCTTAAAAGTACCACTACCACCATTGGCTACAACTGTGCTTACACCTGCGGCGTAGTTTGTGGTTATGGTGTGCGTGCCTGCGGCTGTTCCTGCTGTGCTTGATATAAGTGGCGGTACAACTGTGAATGAACCAAACTTACCACCTTGCTTCATTATAAACGCCATTATGGGTGCGTATTCTGTTCTTGTTAAGGGCGGCGATACTAATTTAAAACTAAAGTATTGACTGTTGATCTGTGATCGCTGTGTCCTGCCCGATAGTGTCTGTGTAGACCTTGTCTGTGTGTTGCTCTTCAGCTCTAATGCGTTAAAGCCTGCTGTTGGGAATGTTCCTCCACTCATTATACTAATGCCCTCCTGCCTTGTTCATTAAGTGCTTGATTAATCATACCAATAAACACACCCTGTCTTGATCTAATAAGTCTATCAAAGTCTTTTGTGTCTGCGGCTGTGATGTTAAAATTTACATTGACAACTTGTCCGCTGCCTTTCATACCCTCATTGGGTACAACTGTGCCAGTCCTACCCGGTACAAATAATTCAGGTCCCGCTTCTCCTATGACAAACGGAGTATTACCCATTGTTGTACCACCCTTTTCTCTGCCTGGGTATTGTTGATTTCTAATAATTGCTACCTGTGCCAAACCTGATGCAACAATGGCTCCTGCTAACAGTGGTCCAAACACACCACCCTGTGCCAACGCCTTAGTTGCACCTTGGTATGTGTTAATGATTGCTTCTGTTATTGCAACCGCTTTGTTAAGTTGGAATGCTCTCTTGTTTACCTGTGCAATCTGTTCTAATGCACTCTTGCCTGCCGCTACAACAACTTCTTTCTTCTCTTCTTCACTGGCTTTTGTAAGATCCAAGTCTTTGAATCTACCCTGCTGTACTGCGGCTATCCTCTCGTCTTGGTTCCTCTTGATAAGTGCAAGTTCTTTGTTGTATATGGCCGCACGTTGTTCTGCCGCATCCGCTTCTATTTGATTTATGAGTACTAATGCTTCTGCTCTAGACTTAACTCCTGCGTCTATGGCATCTTGTACAACTTGCTTACGTTGTTCTTCCTGTCTAAAAATGCCTGCTAAATCGTCCTCACCTAATCTTTGTATTTCAGTTAGGGCTTTCTCATTCTTCTTCATAAACTCATTAACGAGTTTAACTTCTTCTTTTATTGCTTTAATTTTTTCTTTTCTTGCAATTTTCTCTGCATCTAACACTATTGCTGAACGCATTATTGCATCTGAATAATTGTCTTGTATGGCTTCAAGTTTCGTTAGTTCTTGTTCTGTGCCAACTAGGTCTTCAATAAGTCCCTGTATTTGTTCTCTGAATATAAACAATGCACTTCCTGCCGCTACTGCCGCTAAAAGGAACAATGGGTTTTTAAGCATTGTGATTGTTAGTGCTCTAACAACTTTGTTCATTACAACTAACGTATTTGCTATTTTTATAAAGGCGTTAGCAACAATCAATAAACCTAATCCTGCAAACGCAACCTTTAAAATGCCCACGTTGTCTTTTAGGAATATAATCGCCTTGCCGGCATTTACTACCGCACCTGCTAATGCTTCTCCAACATCTCTTGCAAACGCATCTATGCCATCTTGGTTGTCATCAAAAAATTTGTTAAGATCTCCAAGTTCGCCTTTAAGTGCTTCAAAAAACTCTTCATTTACTGTTGTTTGAAATTTGAAAAACTTATCCCCAAGCATTGAAAGTGTTCCTTCCAATGTGTTTGCAAATTCTTCCGCCGCAGTACCAAACTCACCACCTGGTCCAAATACCTCTTTGAATCTTCTTACTGTTTCCTCAGTTGTAATCTTTACACCTGACTCGAAACCTAGTAGTGCTAGTACACCTCTTTCTCTAAACAAGTCCGCCGCACTTGCACCACTGGAGAATGCTCTCTGTAATTGTTCACCAGCAGTCCTAAAGTCTAGTCCTGCCACTG